CCTGCCGGACGGCGTTGACATCTGGGAGTCGGCAGTCACCGACTACCGGCCTTCGCTGGATGCTGAGTCTGCCGACGGCCGCGACTTCTGCGCCGTCACTGGCACCCCGATTGCCGCGATCCTGCCCGACAACGCCAACCAGTCGGCTACGGGCGCAGCGGCCACCACGGCGCAGCAGGTCGACGCCTGCAACTCCGACATTGACCGCATCAAGCTGGCCGCTGCTGCTGCCATGGTCACCTCCCTGCGCATTGAGGGTGTGGACCTGGGCGAGGACACGGTCGAGGTTGACTTCGAGAATCCGGCATGGGTGACGTTGGCCGAGAAGATGGACGCCTACTCCAAGGCGATCGCCGCCGGCATGTCAGCCAAGATGGCCCAGAAGACGTACCTCGGCTGGTCGCAGGAAATGATCGACGAGGACGACCGGAACCGCGCGCGCGAGTCTGCCCGCACGGCGCTGTCCTCGCTGGGTGGCGCACCCAAGCCGGCCGCGCCAGCCGCACCAGTGATGGCCGCCGCCAGTGGCCTTGCAGGCTGAGCTAGGGCAGGTCCGTCGAAGCCTCAACGCACTGTCGCAGGCCGCACAGAACGACATGGGCGCCGTCTGGGACTCGCTCCCTGCTGGCGACCGAGCCTTGGTCGGTCAGGCCATGTCGCAGGGCTGGGCATGGGTGCTCGAACGCTACGGCAATATCGCCGCCACCCTCGCGGCTGACTTCTTCGAGATGTCCGCCGCCGACCTTGGCGTGAAGCGCCCGAAGGCGGTCATTGCCCCGGCGATGGACGAGCGGCGCGCGATGGCACGGCTCGGCTGGGCAGTCTCCACCGATGACCAGCGGGGCAACATCATGGGCCTGCTCGACGAGCTGGTGAAGCAGCCGTACCGCTCCACCATGCAGGACTCGGCGAACGCCAACGGGCTCGCCTGGGCGCGGGTGCCAGTCGGCCCGACGACGTGCAAGTGGTGCGTCATGCTGGCCGGCCGCGGCGCCGTGTATCACTCCAAGGAGCTTGCCCAGATGGGCACGAACGGCAAGAAGTACCACGGGGATTGCAACTGTGCACCGACTCTGGTTCGTGGCCCGCAGGACTACCCGAAGGGCTACGACCCGGACGCGCTGTACAGCCAGTACGAGGCCGGACGCGCGCAGGCCGACTCCGGCGACCCGAAGGCGATCATTGCCGCGATGCGGCAGCAGTCCGCCACCCACTGATCTTCCGCCGCACGGCGGATTGCACCACCACACCGCAGACAGGTACCCGCACGGGTGCCCGCCTGGTCCCGCACGGGAGGAAACCCAATGAGCACGTCCACCACCGAACCCATCATCCCCGCGACTCCTGCCGCACCCGTTCCCACCCCGCCGGCTGCACAGCCGACGCCGCCCCCCGCCGACTTGACTCCTGCACAGGAACTCGCCAAGGCCGTCGCGGAATCGCGCAAGTGGGAAGCGCGCGCCAAGGAGAACACCGACGCAGCCGCCAAGTGGGCAGCCGCCGAGGAAGCGAACAAGTCCGACGCGCAGAAGCTCACCGACCGCGCCATCGCCGCTGAGGCGAAGGTGGCCGAGGCCGAGCGTAAGGCGTTCGCCGCAGTCAAGGGGATTCCCGCTTCTCTCATCCACGGCACCACCGAGGCTGAGTGGGAAGCGGCAGCAACCGAGGCGCTGACCTGGCGCGGCGAGGCTCCCAAGCCCCCGGCCGCACCGAGCGCCACAGGGCAGGGCAAGGTGGGCGACCCCATTGGGGCTGTCGGCGGCCAACTCACGGACGCCGACCTCGAAACCATGACGCCGGACCAGATCAACAAGGCGCGCCGCGACGGGCGCCTCAAGACCCTGCTCGGCTAACCCCGACCCACAGAAAGGCCAACCATGGCCATCACCAACTTCCGCCCGACCGTCTGGCACGCGTCTCTCCTCGAGAACCTGCACCAGAACACCTTCGTCGTCCCCACCCTGAACGGCGACTACGAAGGCGACATCACCAACGGTGGGGAGATCGTCAAGATCACCGGCTTCACCCAGCCGACGATCGGCACCTACGCGGGCTCCATCACCCGCCAGGCACTCACGGACACCTCGCTGTCCATGCCCATCGACCAGAAGCGGTACTACGCCTACCTCGTCGATTCCGTCGACAAGGTGCAGGCCGCTGGCAAGTTCGACGGCGTGCAGGCTGACGCTGGCGCCGGTCTGGCCGACGCCGCCGAGGACTACGTCCTGACGAACATGCTCACCAACGGCACCTCGGCCGGCACCGTCGCGGTGACCACCTTCGCTCTGGCTGACGCCGCGGTGAAGCTGATCCGCATCGCCATGGTCAAGGCGAAGGTGCCGCTGCTCGGGCGCTTCCTCGCGGTCAACCCTGAGGGCGCTGCGTTCCTCATGGACAACACCTCCTCGCTGTTCAAGGCGAACGAGGCCGGCTCCGACGAAACCATCCGCAACGGCCTCATCGGCACCTACCGGGGCTTCAAGGTCATCGAGACCCCGTCGGCTTCGATGGCGAACGCCGCCAAGCCGTGCTTCATCGGCTACTGGGGTCGGGCCGTCGGCTTCGCCCAGCAGCTCCTCCAGACCCGCGCGAACCCCGCCCTGGACGCCTTCGGCGACCAGATCGACGGTCTGCACGTGTACGGCGCCAAGGTGATCCGCCCGACCGCTGTTCAGACCTACGTCTCGCTCTAAGGAGAACCCGTGAAGTGGATCAAGGCGAAGAACGGCAACGTCATTCTCGCCATGGATGAGTTCGTGGACGGGCTCGTTGAGGCCGGCCACCTCGCCTTCGACACCGAAGACGAGGCCCGCAGCGCTCCCGAGATCGCCCCCGAGCCGGAACCCGAGATCGACGAGGGTGACGAGTCCGATGAGGACTCCGACCCCGAGCCGGAACCCGAGCCGGTAGCACCCAAGGTTCGGCGGCCTCGCACCGCCAAGCCGAAGAACTGAGAAGGAGGTAGCCATGGCTGCATTGCCGTTGCTGGCATCAACCGCCGAGGCGACCACGTGGGGATTCACAGTCTCCGACGTGTCGCTCAAGAAGGCTTCGGCGCGCATCCGTGGCTACCTCTCCCAGGACATCACGGCTGGCACTTCCACCATCAAGGCGCGCGGCCCGGTGTTCCGGCTCCCGCAGCGTCCGGTGGTGGCGGTGTCGTCGGTGCTGGACTCCGACGGGCGCCCGGTCGACTTCGACTTGGCCGGCTCCGTGCTTACCACTGCCAGCCTTGACGTGCTGACGGTCACCTACTCCCACGGCTACGCAGCCGACGCGCTGCCTGAGTCACTGGTCGAGTTCGTCTGTCAGGTCGCACAGCGGCTCGGCACGCCCACCCCTGAACTGGCTGCCGGCGTGCAGTCGGAAGGCACCGGCCCGTTCTCGGTCAGCTACGGCTGGGACTCCTACAAGGCTCAGGCTGGTTTGACGCAGGGCGAGAAGGACGTGCTTGACCGCATCTGGCCGCGCCTGCCGCAGATCATCGTCATGGGCTCCCCGGCATGACCTTTGCCGCTGGTGAGCAGATCACCCGCCTTCGCGCCCCGTTCATCGTCGATCCGTACTCCGGGCTCCCGACTACCCGCGACTGGGCGAACGCTGCCGGGCTGCCGATGGACGGTTTCGGCCTAGACCCTGGCGGCTCCTACGTGACCGGCACGGTGAACCGGACCACCATCACCACCACCCCGACCCTATACGGCCCTTACGCGGCAGATGTGGCCCAGTCGGACCGTGTGCGCGTCCGGGGTGTGACTTGGGATATCACCGGCAACCGGTCGGATTGGGCTAATCCCCGCACCGGCTCCACTCCCGGCTCCGTCTGGCCGCTCAAGAAGGTGGAGGGCTGATGTCCGGGGACTTCAAGATTACCCGCTTCAACATGGCTGAGTTCATCGAGATCAGCAACACCGTCAACGAGCAGGTCTGCAAGCCGCTCGGTGAGAAGGTGCTCGCAGCCGCCAAGTCTGACGCCGACGGGTTCGCCGACTCTGGCAACTACCGTGACACGCTGCGGCTCGAAGTCCACCCCCGCACCAGCGAGAAGAACTGGGCACGGACGCAGGTCATCTCTGGCGCGAAGTACGGCTTGCAGGTTGAGTCCCGCCACGGCACCCTCGCCCGCGCGCTGGGCTCGCTGTGAGCACGCCGAACGTGGTCGAGTATGACGATCTCGAGCTGATCCTTGGCCCCTACCTGCGCGCCAACCTCACCACGTGGGCGCCGCTGGTCAACCGCACCTTCCCGCTGCCCACATGGGTGCCCGGCTTCGCTGTGGTGATCCGCGACGACGGCGGCACGGACGCCTCGCTGGTCACCGGCTCGCGCTCGGTCGGCCTGACCGTGATCGGTGCCGCCAATCAGCAGACGAAGCAGCTGGCCGAGCGTGTCGCAACCCTGATGCGTGCCTTGCCCGATGCGCTCCTGCTGCCTGTCGCTGACTGCACAGTCCGCGGCCCCTATTCGCTCGAAGCCACCAACCGGAGCGAGTTCTACCTGACTGCCGACCTGATCGTGGTCGGGCATTCCGTAACCCTGTAATCACCACGAGAGGCAGCAAACATGGACACCAGTGGTCTGAACATCAATGCAGTTGGAACCGCGATCCGCGGCATGACCGGGTGGGAGCCGAATGGCACTGTCGTCCCCTCGCAGGCGAACATGGCGCTCGCCAGTTTTGTCCTGCCGGGCAGCTATGTCCGCATGGGTCTGCGGACCACGGACGGCGCCCCGGACTGGGCTGAGTCCCCCGCCGCCCTGATCGACCTGTACGAGGCTGGGTTCAAGATCAACCCCGGCACTGGCGCGGCCAAGGTCAGCCAGACGTTCGCCCAGTTCGACGACACTCTCCGCAAGGCTGTCCGCGGGGTTACCCCGGTCAATGGCGTCATCGACGTGGACATCGACGCGACCCCCTTCGGCATCCTGTTCACCGAGGACGTGTACCGGATGCAGGACGGCTCGTTCAGGATCTTGCGCAAGGCTGCCCCGGCCACCTGCTCCAGCGTCAAGACCGCCAAGGGCGCGCGCGGCTCCATCCTCGGCACCTCC